GATGCAATCAACTCTGCCGATTGCCAAACGTATGGGCCAGTAGTTGTGTATTGAGTTACTGGGTACAGCAGGCTTGTAACGACTATTTGCGATGGTGGGTTGCACCGGCAGCAACTCGCATAGGTAATCGGAGGAATGCCATTACACCCACAAGACGGGCATCGAGCACCCATCCATCTCATTCCGTTTGTCATCTGTTCTTCCTAAGCTGGGCATGAGACTTGAACTATGACATATTTTGCACCTTCTTTGTAGCAGGTCAACATTGCACCAGATGCAATCGATTCCTCCCAAGGGTTGATGATGTCAACGTCTGCTAGGCCTGCTGTCTCGTAAGCAGTGCCTCCTGAATTGATCTGCAAGATGTCTGCTGTCCCTGTTCCAAAAGTCAGTCCGCTTGCAGCACTGATTGATGACGTTGCTGTTAACTGCTTTAGGCTTGATCCAGATGTAGCATCAAAAACCCAACTCTCCCGAAACCGAAAACAACTGATGTAAGCGTCTGCCTCAACATCTTCCTCGGTAAAGTTCCAGACTTCAACTTCATCTGTATTATCCTCGACATCACCATCCTCGGTGATGTGAACAACAAAGCATTGAGCACTTGAGCATTGCCCAGATGCTTTGGCATCAATGCCATCTGAAGGTGCTTTGACAAGTATTGTCTCAAGGCCATCAGGAGCACCAATCTTGCGTCCTCTCTCAAAGTTCATTGTCTTTGAGAACTGAGACAGGTTCTCTGCATCCTTACGATTATTAAATCCAAAGACAGTCATTTTCTAAGCCTGCAAAAATGTTGAGAAATCAATCCTGTCCTGACTTCGGAAAAACATGTACGAAGGACGGTCGTCTGCTGCGCCGACTGCTGAGGGTTCTCTCCTAAGCCCGGTGGCTTGATAAATGTAGCCAGTCGTCGGCTCTTTGGTCTTTGGATGAATTATTGGCTTTAATTGAAATCGAGTGTCTCCAGATCCACTGCCTGTGTCAAAAATATAGTGATCATCAACCAAAGGTCTTGCCTGAAGGTGACCGTATTCAAACACATCGCCTGCTGTTATTGCAGGAGTCTGTCCTGGAGGCTCATCCGCTGTAACAGCCTTAAACTGATTTGCAGCAAAGGTAATCGGATAAGTAACTTTGGCAGCAGTAACCTCTCCCCCTGCAAGCTTCACCTTTACCTCAGATGCTTTGACTGCTCCGATCATCCAAGAATCTTGAACTTGATTTCTGTACGCTGCTGAGTTCAGTTTGTAGCTTCTGGCAAGCATTGTTGCAAAATCAATTGACGTTTCGTACTGAGTCACGATGATCGTCAGAACAGGAACAGTTTCAACAATAGGGTTTGTAAATGGAGTGCCTGTGAACGGAAGCCTCCAGCATTGCTTGTCATCTTTATCGGACCACATTGGCCGAAGTTGACTTGTGATTTGACTTGCAACACTTGGAGTAATATCTGTCAAAGCAGCAGGAGGACTTTGTGGTGCTCTTTCAGACTTGATTGGATCTGGGCTTTCAAAACCGCAATCGACAATGAACTTCAATCCATTGGTTGTGTCTCTTGTGACATTCTTGGAGATGCAAACAAGATACGGATTGATGAGTCCAGAATACTCGTAGGTTGTGACGTTGACTGCTGGCAAGTCAGACAAAGACCTGATGTGATCGGTGCTAATGTCAGCAGGAGTGATGTCTGCACCTCCCCCGACTCTTGCTTTGTCAACAATAACCTGATACGAAACGCTTGCAGTCATTTTTAGACTGTCTGCGTTGTGCCTTGTTGCACCAGACTTGCCATCTCTTAACTGGCATGCCGTGTGGGTGAAATCAGAAAAATCTGTCACTCTCCTACTCCTTCAAATTGCTTGTCTTCGCCACCAGTCAGTTGTCTGGTTTGCTCAGTAATTGTTTCTTTGAAACTAGTTCCTAAAAACTTTGCCCACTCATTTGTGCTTTCATCTTGTTCTTTTGCCTTCGCCAAATCTCTTTTGAAAAGCCTCCTTAGTTCTCCACCTTCCTCCTCATATCCTCGACGCTCTGCTTGACTCATGGTTGTTCCATAAAAACCTTCTGAAGTCTGCACAGCATCTGTCATTTTCCACTTGTCGTAGAGTGCTCTTCTGTCGCTTTGAAACCTAGACCTGACTTGTGCCTCGGCAGACATGCCCATTTGCGGAGCAGGAACACCACCTTCCCCAAGTGGCTCATAGCCTGTGATAGGCAAAGGCATTGGCATCATTGACTGAGGGTCCATGCCTAACCGCGTTCTTAGTGCTTGTCTTGATGGGTGATGTCTTCGGTTTGTTCGGTGACCTGCCTTTTCACCGTTCATGATTTGCAACTGCTTGGTCTGCTCTTTTTGCTCCTGAAGGCTTTGCATTGCAAGGTTGCGATCTTCCATCATCTTATCGCGAATAAAGTTGTATTCGTCGATAGTTCCCGGCCCAAGATTACCGGGAAGACCCGCTGCTTGCTTTGCTGCCTCTGCCAAGTTTTCTGCTGTTGTGCCTGCAAGCACATTCGGATCACCTCCTGTTCCTTCAGTAGAGGTTTTTATGCCTCTTTTTTCTGCTTTTGCTCTTAGTCTTTCTTGCTCTTCTCGATCTTGCTGCAATCGCTGTTGCTGCTCCAAGTAAACTTCTTGCTCGGACTTTACTAACTGGGTCCAGAACCTTTGCATTCCAGTTATTGGCTTTTTGTACCATTCAACATCTTCATCAAAATAAGCACCGAAACCGGATTTGAATGCTCTTGCAAATTCATTTGTGCCGACTGACCCCGGCGAAAAGCTTGACGAAATACCTGGCCCGACACTTTCTTGTTGTTGCTCGCCCGGTTCTAGAAGTCTTCTTAGCCTCAATGTCTCTTGTCTTGATTTCTCAAGCTCATTTGCTTGAGAGATGACACTGCTTGCTTCAGAAAGGACTTCGTTCAAGCTTTTTAATAGAACTGAGAAACCACCTTCACCACTCTCTCCAAGATTTGCAAACAAATCATTAAAGTTGTTTGTCAGCAAATCTAGTTGACCATTGAGAGTCTTTGACTTCTTTTCAAGACGACCGAAGTAAAGACCTCCTTCGTTAGTTGCTTTGATCAGAGCATTGTTGACATGCTCCGCACTAATTGCACCTTCTTCCATTGCCTTGGCAAAGTTGGTCATGCTTACGCCAGCTTCGTCAGCAATGATCTTTAGAGAGAATCCAGCATTGATCAACTGGTTCTTTTCCTGACCCATAAGCTTGCCAGCAGCGTTGACCTGAGCCATTGCTCTTGTGAGGTTGTCAAACGCTTCTCGTTCGCCTCCTGCCGCGATGCCTAGCCTTTCGACCATGTCTACAATGTTGTCAGTCTCTAAGCCGTAGGATGCCCAGACCCTTGCGTTCTTGATAAGACCTTTTGTGGTCAGGGATGATTCGCGTGCAATCTTCCTGAACGCATTTGCAGACTCTTCCCCAAACTCTTCGCCTAAGAAGACTTTCAAGTCGGTTGCTGCTTCTTGCAGATCACCGAACTCTTCCATCATTCTTGCAGTTGCATAAGCACCTCCGAATGCCGCTGCCAAGCCAATGCCTGCTGGACCTCCAGCCATTGCACCGATTCCGATGCCTCGACCAACAGCAGCACCACCTCGACCGCCAAACATCGACGCAGCAGCACCTCCGATGTTTGCTAGGTTCATCCGAGAGGATGCAGCAGCATTGGCATTCTTTGCTTTTGTGTTTAGAAGCAATCTGTGAGTATGCTTGTTGATCAAAGCATTCTCTTCAACGTATTGCGCACGCAACCTTTTCTTTGTGTGCAAGTACGCTTTTTCGTCTATCAGATTTGCTTTAAGTGCTCTGCGTGCTTGAAGCAACTCCTTCTTAAATCTTTCCAAAGGCGTCCGCGTAACAGCAATGTCCTTAGCAAGCTTCCGGCTCATCCTGGAAGCTTTTTTTACACCCTGCGTGTACAAAGAAGTGTCAGCGATGATGTCATATCGCAGAGCACCGATGCGGACGTTATTACCTGCCACTGGTCAACCTCTTGAGTGCTTCGTCGGGATCTAGCATGTCCGATGAGGACGTTGTTTGCTGCTCGGCAACTTCAAATGCGATCCACTGATCGACGAGTAGAGGACTGACTGAGTTCATCCAGTGACATGGGTCATCAATGCCCAGTTTCTGGCAAATCTTGAACACCCAACGCAACCTAAAGTTTTTGTCGAAGTGTTTCACAAGCCGATCTACTCGGCCTCGTCGTTTCCCTCAAGTTCCCCATTGATCAGCATGACTGCTTCAATGAACGGATCAAGCTTGCTGCCATCAAGAGCCAGCAAGTCTTTTGAGTCACCTTCGTTGAACATTGCTTTGCCATCTTTATCGCAGATGTGATCAATGATCAAATTCACCCTGCGTCTTTGCTTTGACTCGTTAGTCAAATTGCCGTTCTTGTCGAACATGTCTGCAATTCGTTTTGATCTCTGAAGTTCACTCGAAGGCTTGACGCACAAAACGCCAAGTCCTTCGATGTTTACTTCTTTGACCTCAATCTTGCAGTGATCAAGCAGTAACTGTTTCGTCAGGGAAGTCATCTTTGTAATCCTCTTCAGGCAAGTCGTCTGGGTCGAACTCCGGTGGCATGACGCCACCGGAACTGTCCCCAAGGATAGCACTCACCTGTTCTTCTATCAAGGATTTGTCAACTGGAGAAATCCGACCAACGTAACATATAGAACTTCCAAAGTCCCAAGACTTGTAGCCAACCAAAGTGCCATCGACGACAACTCGGTATTGCTTGAATACCTCTTTTGCGCCTGTTGCCAGGTTCTTTCCCTCGCAGGGTAGAAGTTCGACCTTCATGATTACGACTCGACTGTGAATGCAGGACCAGTATCGCCATCAAATGCAAACGTCACGTTGACGACTGCAAGATTATTGGTGCTCAAGTCTGGAAGACTGTAATTTGTAATAAATCCAGTCCCGATCAAAGTTGCATTGTTTGTGTTTGTCGGTGTACCCAACGCGAACGTAATCGTAAGGGTATCAACATTTCCAATGATGCCATCAGGGTCAGTTGATGTGCCGCCCAAAGTAAAGTCAAATGTAGGGTCAAAAATGATCTCCATTTGGCACTCGCCGGGGTCAGAAAGATCGCCGGGAATATACTTCATGAATCCTGTAGTCGCCAAGCATGACGCATCGATCTTGTCTTGCGTCAGTTCTGGAAGCGTAAGCGAACGAACGCAACCAACGATTGCACCGCTGGTCAAAACTGCGGTCGTTCCCTGCCCTGTCATTCCTTGGTATGTCATATTTTTTCTTCTCTAAAATGAGTTGTAAGAGATTTCAAAGGTTTGGATCGTGCGAAACAGCCAGTGATCTGTCCCGTCATTTGGTTTATCGACTAAGTAGACTCGGCCAGTATCCTGACCGATGCCTTTGATAAACGTGTTGTCATAAACTCCGCGTTCACCGTTGAGTGCTGCCCTTGCTGCTGCGTGGAGTGCATCAGCTTGACTGCGTGTTTCACCGTAGCATTCTACTCTAATTTTCGCAGTTTCAAATCCAACAAACCCACTTAGGCAGTCTTCGGCTGATTCTGAAACGATATACAGCAGCAATGCAGGCATGACTGAGTCTTCAGGAATGAAGTCAACAGTGACTCGATTTCCTGCCAGAGATGTCACGGTTGCATCGTCAGCAATGATTTGTCGAACTGCGGTAGCAACACTCATTACTTGAAAAACCTTTTCATGCGTGCTTTGATGATTGTAATCATTGCTTGCCGCTGGAGCGGAATAGTTGACTTGGCAGCAGGAGCAAGCCACGGGCGTTGCATGTGCATTCTTCCGCTATCGCGGCCCCACATTACATGTCTTGCTGGGCCTTCTCCGACTCGCGGCTCATGAATGTGACCGAAGTTGTATTGGTAATAGTCAGTTCCGACGATTGCTGTGCTAGGTGCTTTCCTCTTGTACTTGAGCATTTTGCGTGTGACCGCTTTGCTCATGTCATTTCCGGCAGGAGTGCCAATACGCTTTCTAGGCTTTTGCCCCCACAAGTCTCGCGTGCCTGTCTTGCGTGAGTTTCCAAGCTTCCCTGTGTAGGGAATAATTCTTCTTCCAACAGATGCAATCTCTTTAGACGCTTCTTTTTCAACAATCTCAGCCGCAGCTTTGACCGCTGCCGTACATACTCTGCGATGAAGTTCTTTGGGTAAATGGTCAATCATTTGCCTAAGTTCTTTGTCGTTAGACAAAATGTTTTGAACAACACCTTTTTTGCCTTTGCGACCTGGCTTTTCATTTACAATTTTTGTTGCTGCTTCAGCAGCACGTTTCGCGTAACTCATGAGTTGTTTTCACCTCTGAGTTCGACGCGGATCTCCATGCTGATCCCATCTGGATCTGATGTGTTTGTGATTCCGTACTTAATGCCATCGATGATGCATCTGTCTTTGACTGTAATCTCACCGATCCCAAAGAACTCACCAAAAGCAACATGAGTTGTTTTCTCAGTTACCATGCGTCCTCGGAGCACCTCGCCTCCGACCGTTGTGACTAACTCACAAGGCCATCCTGACGAGACAACAGTCCACGAGCTATCATCCGCGTATGTTGGTTGACCATAGGAATCAACCGACCCATCATGCCGATAAAATGTTGCCGAGTGTCGTCTGAATCCAATCCTCTTTCTAATACTCATGGATAGGACGACCTCGCGAGAAGAGCAACAATACGCTCGTAAGCAACCTCTTGGCTATGCAGTGCAGATCCCTCTTGAGCAGGATCAAAAAACCACTTGCCTACACCAAGCATGATTGCTGTTTTAAAGAGCCTTGGCACGCAGTCGGCACTTGGCCCGTATCC